ACATACTTGACAACCTCGATTGCCACCCTATCATAATTAGTATTCTTTGGGGCGTCCTCATGGATAAACACACCTACGATAACTGGGCCAAAATAAAAGCAACCTTTGAGGCTTCTGGTAATACGAACAATATGTTCTATCGAAGAGCCTGTGAGATTATGAGGACCAAAAAAGATCCTCTTGCAAAATTCCTTGAGATGAAGAACGATGATGGAACCGTATGATAATGACTATGTGACAAAATCGGAAGTTAAGACGATGATTGATGATGCGATTCGTAAACACAATCGTAATGCCGCAATCATCAGCATGTGCGTTGGTTGGATCGTTCTCGCACTGTTTGCCGAAGGGCTTCTTAGACTCATTGGGGTTATTCCGCCACTATTTTCTTGGTTGAAGATTACTCTTAATTGATTATGGTACAGCTCATTAAATACTTATTGGATAATCGGGTGTCACTCTTTGTAATCTGTTATTTGTTGATTATGGTTCCCATCATCGGAATTATGGTCATTCATAATGATGAAGAGAAATGACGGTTTCAGAACTGTCACACTTGACACAGGGGTCCCGAACCCTTAAAATGACGAGGTAAACCAGGCAAAACAATGTCTCTGATTCAAAAGTTCAAGAAAGATGTGAATACTCTTCGTGGTGCCGCGAATGGAGAGTTTAATCTTTATGTCAAAAACTCAAAACTCTATAAGAAAGTTCGACGCTTTTATGAGGGTGAAGGTGTTTATTTTTCGGGTGACCCCGAAGATGATTATGAAATTCTGATGGACTGTCTTTACGAAGATTTGGTGTCCGTAGAAGTTGCCTAAAATGAATGCCAAAGTCTAGTATTCTCAGATACATTGGAAATCTGTTCCTCATCATCGGTTATCAAATCATGTTATGGGGAGATTTTAAAAATGGATTATTGTTAAAATGTATTGGTGGAATACTCACGGTACCATTTGCGATTAAACTCAAACTTTGGGATGTTCTGTTCTTGTGTGCATTCTTTGGAATCAGTGAGATTACAAAACTAACCCAACTTTTCTTGGTTTCGTAAAACCAAGTGGTGGAGCCAAACAAATGACCTAAATTAAAGGGAGGTTGCAATTTCCTCCCTTTTTTGCTATAATAATACGACTGATTTAAACGTTTTATGAAAAGAGCATTAATTACTGGTGGTGCTGGATTTATTGCACATCATCTCGTTTCTTATATACTTAAGAATACTGATTGGGAGATTGTCACTCTAGATCGATTGGATTTTAGTGGAAATCTTAATCGTCTTCATGATATTCTTCAGGATTTTTCTATTCCGGATCGTTCTCGCGTTCGAGTCGTTTATCACGATTTGAAGTCTGCAATTAATCCTCTAATTGCCGCTGATATCGGAAAAGTTGATTATATTCTTCATCTTGCGGCAGGATCTCATGTGGATCGTAGTATTCAGTATCCACTTGAGTTTGTGATGGACAATGTTGTGGCAACATGTAATATTCTCGATTTTGCCAGATCTCTGGATCATCTGGAACGCTTTATATACTTTGGTACGGACGAAGTGTTTGGTCCGGCACCAGATGGAATTAAATACGGGGAGAACGATCGTTATAATTCAACAAATCCTTATAGTGCATCTAAGGCAGGCGGTGAAGAACTTGCCGTAGCATTTGAGAATACTTATAATCTACCTGTTTATATTACTCATACTATGAATGTCTTTGGTCAAAGGCAACATCCTGAGAAATATATCCCCATGTGTATTCGTAAAATTCGGGACGGTGAAACCATCACCATTCATAGTGATCCAACAAAAACTATTCCTGGATCTAGGCATTATATTCATGCCGGAGATGTATCAGATGCTCTTTTGTTTCTCTTGAATCAACCAACAATTGTTGGACGCAATTTTGGTGGTGCCAAGTGTCCGAAATTCAATATTGTTGGTGCAGAAGAACTGAATAATCTTCAACTGGCACAAATCATTGCGGATGTTCAAGGTAAGGAACTTAAGTATGAACTTGTTGATTTTCATTCGGCACGACCAGGGCATGATCTTCGTTATGCACTGTCTGGCAAAAAGATGATGAACATGGGTTGGACTCCAAAGGATATTCGGGGTCGTATTAAAGAAGTTGTTGAATGGACTCTTGCAAATGAGAGGTGGATTAAAATTTGACCTATGACAATCTCATTTAATTCATTAGGTAATCTTGGTAGACTTGGAAATCAGATGTTTCAGTTGGCATCTCTTTGGGGCATTGCATCCAATAGAGGTTATGATTTCTGCATTCCGGGTCCTGAGTTTTTTGGTCTTCGTGATGGAAATGTAAAAAATTCGGATGCCAACATTTATAATACATTTAAACTAAAAAAGTTTAATCACTGCATGAGTCAAAATGAAACACTGGAAGAACGGTGTTTCGAATTTGATTCGAAACTGTTTGATGATTGCCCCGATAATGTTGATTTGATAGGATATTTTCAATCTGAAAAATATTTTAAACATATTGAATCTGATATCAGAGATGCATTCACAATCATTGATGATATTCGTATTCCGACATTGGAATCCTTTAAATCGAATTTTGGAGATTCTGATGTCATTTCACTACACATTAGAAGAGGAGATTATTTGAATCTAACGCACCATCCGGTGCAGTCCCTTGAATATTATTCGATGGGATTGTCTCTAATGCCGAAGGACATTCCGGTTATGATTTTTTCTGATGATGTTGAGTGGTGTAGAGATCAAGAACTTTTCAAACACGATAGATTCATTTTATCTGAGAATAATTCCACCGGGGTCGATTTGTGCTTACAATCCTTGTGTTCACATCATATTATAGCGAATTCATCGTTCTCATGGTGGGGTGCCTGGCTGGCTAAAAGTAAAAAGGTTGTTGCACCGAAAAGCTGGTTTGGTCCACCACTAACTCATGATACAAAAGATCTTTATATTGACGGATGGATTTTATGTTAATTGATTTTTCAGATCTTATAAAAAAATATAATATGAATATTAGTGGCATTATTCATATTGGAGCCCATTATGGGGAGGAAATTCATGATTATATCAATAATGACATAAAAAAGATTGTCGCATTTGAACCTCTTGTCGAGAATTATTCCATATTACAAGATAATATAAGGAGATTGGGTATTGATGTTGAAACACATCAAACTGCTCTCGGATCAAGTTCTGGTGAGACTTTGATGTATGTCAGCAGCAATCAGAAACAAAGTAGTTCAATTTTAAAACCAAAAGTACACCTGACCCAACATCCAAATGTTTTTTTTGATACAACAGAAAATGTGACGATTAAAACTCTAGATGAATTTAATATAGATGGTTGCAATTTTATTAATATGGATGTTCAGGGATATGAGTTGGAGGTTTTAAAGGGGTCTAAGGACACTTTGAATGATATTGATTATGTTTATTGTGAGGTTAATAGGGACGAATTGTATGAAAATAATGCATATATAGAAGAAATTGATGATTTTCTATCTCGATATAATATGATCAGAGTCGAAACTGATTGGTCTGGGGTGACATGGGGTGATGCTCTCTATATAAAAAGCGATTCAATTCAAAAACATGTTTAATTATTATTTTGATAAAATTTATTGTATTAATTTAGAAAGAAGAACCGATAGATGGGATAAATGTCTAAAACAATTTCGATTGCACAATTTAACAGTTGATAGATTTAATGCCATAGATGGAAGGACTTTAATTGAACCAAATTGCATCTTTGAGACTGTAGGGCAATATGCATGTCTTCTATCTCATTTGGAAGTAATTAAAAAGGCAAAAGAATTGAATCTGTCCTCTGTTTTGATTATGGAGGATGATGTTAAATTCTGTGATAACTTCGATGCCATGCTTACTGAAAGCATGGCGAAAGTTCCATCTGATTGGGATATGATTTTTTTCGGATCCAATCATATTATTATGCCAGAAAAAATAAATTCCAATATTTTTAAATTAGTTCGATCGTATTCGGCCCATTGTTATGCAATTAACGCAAAAATGTTTGATTTATTGATTGGTAATCTCTCCAAAGAGATGGAACCTCTTGATGTGACATATGCGAATTTGCAACCACATATAAATGCATATGTGATTAATCCACATCTGACTTGGCAAGATCCCGGTTATTCCGATATTTGTGAGCAGTATGTGGACTATACTCATGCCCATAAAAAAAGTTTGGTTTAAAATATGTACGATAATGTAACCCTGGTTCTTACAAGTTGCAATAGACTTGATTTACTGCAAAGAACCATATCATCAATGCCAAAGAATGAGTTGAATTCTATTCCAAAAAAAATATTAATCGATGATTCATCTGATGTAGATTGTTTTGAAAAATTAAAGCACGAGGTTGAATATGGATATTTAAAAGATTGGACGTTAATTCTTAATTATGAGAAATTAGGACAACCTGCAAGTATTGATAGGGCATACCAAGAAGTTAATACGGATTATGTTTTTCATTGTGAAGATGATTGGAACTTTAGTGGTGATGATTTTATACAAAAATGTCTCAATATTTTAGATAAGTATGATAATGTCCTCCAAGTGAC